ATGTCAGCCATTTCAAAAACACCTTGCGGAACTTATTCTGTACGCTGGCGGGAAAACGGGAAACACCGATCTAAAAATTTCAAAACCAAAACCGAGGCGCGCAAATTCCAGCAGTTACTGGAAGCCGACGAATTAACAAAAGAATCTAAAGTTACGTTTGAGCAGGCGATTGATATTTACGAGAGAGAAGTAACGCCGACAAAAAAGACCCAGCGACAAGAACTTTTTAAGCTGAGCAATCTTAGAAAACTTAAATTTGCTCAACGGCTCCTGAGAGACATCCATCCGGCTGACATCGAACAGTACGTTAACGAACGCAAGCGCACGCCCAGTTTAAAAACTGGAGGACGGATCGGGGATTCCACAATCATCAAGGATGTGAATCTCATCAGCGCTATTTTCCGGCATGCAATAAGGTTAGGGCTGGCCGATAAAAATCCATGTTCAGAAATTAGCAATAGACCTCAGGAACCTGAACATCGTGAACGTGTGGCATCCGATTATGAGTTGGAACTGATCAAACAAGCGTCCGGATGGGACGGAGAGTCCGCGCCAAGGAACAGCACTCAAATGGTTGTCGCTGCTTTCCTATTTGCCTGTAGAACCGGAATGCGCTTAGGTGAAATCATTCAATTAGAGGAAGCGTGGATTACTGATCGGGTAATTCACTTGCCGAAAGAAGCGACAAAGACTGGGTCGGCAAGAGATGTCGCAATGCCTGCCGAGGCTCTAAGAATTTTAAATTTGGTCCGAGAACGGGACTTTAAGCCAAGAATTTTCGGGATAGCATCAGAAACAGCCTCGGCCATTTGGAGAAAAGTTCGCAATCGTGCAGGCCTAGGCCCCGTCACTGATTCTCAAGGGCGTCTGATCAAAGAAGGTTTGAATTTTCACGATTCCCGGGCAACGTTTGCAACATGGGCAGCTTCCCCTAATCCGAAAACTGGTGTGCCCCGACTGGATGTTCTCGCGCTGGCGAGACAGACGGGGCACAAGAATATTGCAATGCTGCAGAGATACTATCGTCCGACGGCAGCGGATATTGCTAAGAGGCTCGACGACGAATAGAAGCAATCCGTCTCAGCTTCAGTTCCTCATGATAAAGGCCGTTTATCCATGCTTGGACATCAATATAACGCCATCGTTTGCTTTTGCCGTCAGACAAATAAAATGGCGCCGGGAAGTCCGGTCTGTTGATAATGTTCCGGACAGTCTGAGAAACCTTTCCCTGAATACAAGAGAATCCAAGCATGGCAGAGATTTGATTCTGATTCACAACCAAAGGCGGCCTGATACGATCTGCGATTTTGTCAGCCAATAAATCCATTTCCGAGTTATCCATTTACGCCACCTGCTCTAAATACCTAAGCACCAAATCCTCATCCATCTCATGCACTCCATGCGGGAGGCCTAGTTTCTCCCGGCGTTCGTGTTCGTCATCAATAAGCTTCTTGACCGCCATGAATTCACGTACTGTCCGGCGGGGAGCTGTCTCTAATCCTTCTCTCAAAATGCTGCAGATTTCGGCACCGACATCTCTCAAAACATCCAGCTCATGGGCTGTTCCCACGTAATGATTTGTGGCCTTTTTCGCATTTTTACGATTGAGAATGTCATTTAATGCATGCAGTGCTTCCTGGAATCGCTCAAAGAATTCTTGTTTGGCTTCTTCCTGCCCTTTGAGGCGCCTTAGGTACACCACAATTCCGCCCCAGTTGAGAAAATCTTGAATGCAGTGCATGTGATCATCCGTTGCATCACCGCGGGGCAGTGTGATTTCAATAATCAAAGCGGTTCTGTTCACGATAGATTTCAGCTCAGTGACCATTGCGTCGGAGTAGTGGGCGCCGGGCAAACGAATCTTTATCGGTCTGTGTACCTTGCGAGGCTTTTTACTTGTCGGCATTGCCTTCTTCCTCCTTAAAAAATACCAGCCAAAATCTGTTTGTTCCTGCTTTGTTGGCCGAGGGTTTCTTGTCTCCCAAGAGCGGCTGACGTTTGAGCACGTAAAGTAGCTCTGCCAGCGTCACATCTTTGTCGGCCCACTTGAAAATCAGAGTTCCGTTCGGCTTGAGAACTCTCCAGGCCTCGTCAAAGATCTTTTTCATGCCTGCATGCCATTCTTTCTCCAGCACCCCGTAACTTTTCCCCATGTCGGACGTCTTCCCACAGTTAAAAAGGTGCGGAGGATCGAGCACGACGAGATAAAACGAGTTGTCCGGAAACTCGAGCTTTCTGGCGTCTATCAACATGTCCGGGTGAATTTCAAGTTTTTTGTATTGACGCGTCCAATGAGTTTCGCATCGAATATCTCCGAACAGGACGTTTGCGTTCTCTTTGTCAAAGTAAAACATCTTTGGTCCGCACATAGGATCCAGAATCGGTTTCATTTTTGTGCTCCGTCGCGTTCGTAATCAAAAAACAGGTTCGCTGTGATCCGGCACAGAGTTCGTCCGATCATGCCGGTCCAACGAGGTTCATTGTTGAGCGCTGCCAGAAGGTCTCTGTCGTTTGCCTGATGCTCAAGCAGCTGAACAATATCCCGGAAAACTCGGCCCTGCTGCGCAGGATCTTTCTCGCGCTTGGCAATGAACTTCTTGAGGCTCGTTAAATAAATTTGATTCAGTTTCTGTGTCATTTTCTTTTCCGTTGTAACTAGAAGCCTCCTGTCCCCGGTTGCCTGGCTGCCTAAGTTCTGGTTAAAGAATGGAGCAGGGGGCTTGTAGTTACATTTTCGATAAGTGCCGGTCTGTTCCCGACTGTCACTCCTGTCTGATAATTAATTTGCGAGTTAATCATTCAAACAGGAGAAACTATGTTTATTGATCCCATCGTTCACATCGACAGCCCTCTTTATGTTGAAGCTGAGTATCAGGACGGAGGAGACCTTCTTGTTTGGCTTTCGATCGGATTACGGCTTCTTGTTCGTGACGTTTTCTTGGAGGAATTTCTTGAGCTGCAGCGGAAGCCTGACCATCAGACCATAGTGCATCTGATAGCCACTCATCGGCGCCAGTGGGTTTAACTGGAATGTAAAGCCGTCCCTCAAAGGCATACTCTTTTCCATCCAACTCAATGATCGTGACGCGCCGGAGGTCATTAAGGCGACGGCCTCCTATGCTTTTCTCAAAAGCAATCATTGACTTCCCCAGAAGCCACAATCCGAGCCTGAAGCAAGCCAGCCTAATTTTTGATCTTAGAAAATCCATAGAACCCTCGTTGTTTGTGGTCTTTTCCTCAGAGTTGTTGGGCGCCGGTCTTTCCCGGCTGTCACTCCTATCGGATAATTAAGAGGTCTCAATTCATCAACTACCGAAAGGAGAGAAAAAATGGCAGATGAATCTCAAAACACCCGTGTTTTCATGGAGAAAGAAGAGGCGATCCAGGTCATATGTGCCGCGTTGCAGGGAGGCGCCTTAAAGCTTCCTTTCGCCACTGAGTTTCATGACCACATCAAAAAGGCGCCAGACGGTCTGAAGTTTGAGACTTTCGCCCGGGCCATCCAATATCCTGTCGACGGATGCAATGGGTACATGATCAGCGGGCGAATGATGGATCAATTCATGGTCCCCGCTTATTCCGACGGACTCTATTTGCTGACTCTGCTTGCAGTTCTCACCGGAGGAATCAACGAAAAGGCTTTCTCCGATCTGGCTGCAGCGGCGGCCACTCATTGAATCGAGCTTAATTAAATATTCAATCCGGGAAGAAACGAACCTCTGAAGCGTAAGGTAGTTCGTGGCCTTCCCGCCGAGGCCTTTCCCTTCGTCGAGCAGTTCTTTCCAAATCTGCCGGGCGGCCTGGGGATACAGAGGAACGAGCTTTCCGTATTCTTTGATAATCGAGTCCTCGACCTCAAAGTATTTGTAGGTTCTCGACAGAGAATTTTCAGGTTCTTGGCTGCAAGTTTCTTTTACTGGCGCCGGTGCTGAGTCCTCGTAAAAATCCTCTTTGATTCGGGCGTTGAAGAAACACATGCCTAATTTCCCGTCAAGGTCATAATCAACGAAAATCAGCACGGATTGAGCGTTTCCGTTCTTAGGATCGTTGGCCGCACTCTCAAGTCTTTTTATCCCTTGCTCGCAGCACTCTCTTATCGTGTCATAAGTAAGTTCACAGTTTGGTGAGGATGCCTGGATGGTTTGGGCCATTGCCGCCACAAATTCAGGTCTAAGTTTTTTCATGATGGATTTCCCAGAAGCGGTTAAAAGATCGGATCATTGATGCCGAAAAGCGAACCCTTAGACATGGAAGAAAGACCGTCGATGAACCTGAGTTTCCCTAGTTGGTCTAACTCGAGAAGCTCATCGATAATGAGCTGAGAAATTCTTTGGATTCGTTTTGCCCTTTTGATTGTGAGGTTGGAAAAGGGCGCTCCGCACCCTGCTTCTTTCTTAAGGTCTTCAAATCGAGCTTTGATGGACATGTTAAGAAGACGCGCTCTTTTCTCGTCTGGAATTTCTTCTTCAGCGAACGATAGGTAAAAGTCTGCATACCTTTGGGCAAACCACTTTATTGACGTTTTTGGCGTGACGCCTGGGACATCCAGTTCAACCATGACTTGATAGGAATCGGGGTCTTCGGCAATGGTCCTCTCAAGAGCTTCTACAACTCGATCGCAATAGTCATCAAGTTCTTCCGGAGACAAATCCTCTTCCACCTTGTCTTTAGTTCGACGAAGAATTCCGGAAACATATTCAGGATTTAATTTTCTCTTCATGGACATTACTCCTTAACAGGGTCTTCAATAAAATCTCTTAAATCAACCAGCAGGCTGTAGTCCTCGCCGCGGATTTTGAATTTGACTTCGTAGCCTCCGGTGAAAATACCTTTCTGCTCTTTGTCCGGGTGAATGATGAATGTCTTGTTTTCTTTGTTGGCCTCGTTTTCAAGCAGCCGGACGATGTGATCACGTGTTTCTTCTGCTTCCTGGCAGTCGATGGCGCCGGTTTCAAGCTGGCGGTCCATGACGAACTTCAGGATGACAGGCAGACATTTAGGGTCTAGTCGTTTCATCGCGCTCTCCCAAGGAAAGTTTTAGCGAATAGTTCCGGCTTACAGCGGCTTTGCCTCAGATCGACGATCTCGTATAGCCCTTCATTGTTTGGCATGTTGTTGATTGTCGCGATATAAATGTCGCCGCACTTACAAGAAAGCCCCGAGCCTCTCTTAAACCAAAAGTCGATAAACTCCTTGTCACGTATTTCACAGACGTACTCTTTCTCCGGATTTGCAAAGTCTTTGAAAACCCAACCGATCGGACTGTAGAAATCCGGGCTAATTAGCCAGAGCTCCTTTGTCACGTAAGGAGAGAAGGAGTGTTGAATTTCTACAGGCTCCCACGCCAAGAACTCCTGAGTTTTTGGGACAGATCGTAGGTTGCCGGAGCATAGGAACTCATCGCCGGCCTTGTAGAGAAGCACAGCACCGGAGCAGTGAATATCAAACCAGACAAGAAAATTTTGCCCTTCTCGGAAATCATCCAGCGGGATAACGCCGGTGTTGGTGAGTTTGATGTCCATGCTTATTCCTCTTCTTCGACTTTCGGCATCGGGTCGTACGAAATATTGAGACTTCTATTCGTAAGCACGCTGCCTATCAGGTTCGTGATGTTTTTAGCCGCTTCAAGCGCTTGGCCGAATCGGTCCAGATCATTGCCGTTATGGCTGGCGATCATTTCCTTCATGAGTTCTCTCTTCTGCTCCAGCAGCTCGATCACGCGGTCTCTGTCATAACCTCGGAGGTAGAAGGTGATTTTGCCGTCGCTCATTTTTGCTCCTCCTTGTTAGTCTCCGGTTCCGGCTTTACCAGAATCCCTTTGTTGAAACAGGCCAATAGGTGTCCAATGGAGTGATGGACATTGCGAGAATCCTCCAAGATCTTCATTTGAATTTCTTTGTCGTTCGGACTGGCTAGCCAACGCCCGATGATCTTGTCTCTCTCCTTCAGGAGCTTGAGCAGTTTGCTTTTGTCGCTGCCGCTCAAAAAGAATGTAATTTTTCCTTCTTCTTCTTTCTCCGGATCGAACGGCTCCCAAGGACTCTTAGGATTATTTGCCAAGATGAGGCCAAGATCTTTTTCCAATTTCGCAAACTGATCGAGATCACTGTGCGAGATACCTACCAGCATCATTTGATTGACCAATGCGCTCCGAATTCTGAGCATGCGGGCCATTTCCTCGTATGTCTCGAGATCGAGATAGAGGGAGATTCTTCCGCGGGTCATTTCTGCTCCTCTTGATTAATTGCAAAACTTTCTTTTTTGCTCGACATGGAGTGTTCGACAAGGCCTCGGATGCCGGCAGGAAGGGAGTTGATGTTCCATCGCTTTTTGCCGCCGTCAACCTCTTTGCACTTCTCGCAGATTTCCTTCAGCAAACCGTCTTTGTCGAGTTGATGCAGGTCGAGGAGGAAATCCTCAAGGATTGCCCGGTGTTTGCTGCGTTTGCGGAACGCCACGCCGTAATAGCCTGCCTCAGCCTCCCAACGTTTGTGCCAAGTGACCTTCCCGCTGGAAGAAGTGTCTTTTTTCGAGCGATCAAAGGAGATGCAGCCGCGCACTGTAATGCCGTCGATTTCGATCATTTTTGCTCCTTGTCAGAGCCCGACGCCCGGTCGATCATCAAACCCTGATTGTTTAGAACAAGGACATTGCCGATACGGCAGCAGAGCTTTTCGATCTCCCACGTGAATTCGCCCTTACGGTCCGGCTGTTCTTCACACGCTTTCTCGAGCATCGCCTTTTGATTCAAAAGGTCGAGAAGGAAAGGCGTATCCCACGGATTGACGAAGAATGTGAAGCGATCCTGGCTCACTTTTTCCTCTTCCGTCTGGACGCCGCAACGCCCGATAAAACGGATCTTTTGACTTTTAGTAAGGAGAGTCTTTCCGAGCTGCTTGGCAACATCGTCGAGCATGCGAGCTTCTATGTCTCCGGCAATCGGGTGGTTCACAGCACCCATGAGCGAGGTCTTTCGTGCTACGAGTTCGACCGCGTCGTTAAAGACGTCATTGGAAAGTTTGAAAGTGATTTCGCCCGATCTCATATTTCTTCCTTCGGCAGCTCTGCGAGCTTGCGGGACAAAATCATGACGCAGTCCGTGAACAATTCCCGGACACTCGGATGTGGAGTTGGGTTGGACGCAACGCAGGCGCCGAGAAGGCCGATGAGCTTAACGACGTTCTCGGCTGCAAGACGGTGATCGCCGTCCACCAGAACGTCCAGAAGATTTTCAGTGCCGGCGAGCAGGCGGCCGAAACTTTCGCCGCTCCATGCGAGGAGCTGGCGGGCGCTTTCGTTGACTAATGTGGCGTCGACATTGGAGAAGAAGATCCATGTCGGAAGGCTGTTTTCTTTGTTGTTGAGCATGAGATTAACCTTTAACAACTGTTAATGTTGTTAATTTAAACAAATGTTAAACACATGTCAACTGAAGTCAAAAAAATCCTTCCAGTTGTTTAAATTCTGGAAGGATAATTAACAAGGTTAAAAGGTTTAATGGGAAGGTCGATACCTTCTGTGTTCTGTCATAACGCCTAAAATTTTGGTCTGTAACTTGTCAGACTGAATTGAAGGAAAATCATTATTAAGAGGGACGAACTCTAAGACAGGCTTTAAATCCTCAGAAAAACCGAGCACTTTAAGCTTTCTAAAAACAGGTGTTTCGTCTCTGACTTTAACAATCACGTAATCGCCTGGCGCGGCCGTTAATTCAGGGTCAAAAATTACCCGATCTCCAATATTAAAGGCAGGAGACATTGAAGAGTCTTTTATTTCAACAGCAAAGGAACCACTACTCATATTTAGATCTGTAAGAATAAACGAGTCGTTCTTCCATTTTGTTTTATCTTCCACATCCTCAATTTTAATGAGAGGGATTCTTTCCGTATCAAGGGCCGAAACTAAAGGGAAACCGGATTCGTTTTGGTTAATCATCTTGGGACCTTGCCCTTCAGATAGCCAAAAAGTCGCATAACCAAAAACGCGGCTGATTCTTGACGCATAGTCGCCACGTAAGTGCTTAGTCCTCCCTGAGCACCAGTAGGCGACAGTTGCCGGAGTCACTTTAATTTTGCTTGCAAACTGAGACTTATTTAAGCCAGTTTCATTCAAAACGAGTTTAATTCTTTCAGCAAGATTCATACGCACCTCTTTATAGAAAGACTAAAACAAATGTTTAAAACAGATGATTGACTTAAATTTAAACAGGCGTTAATGTATAAACGTAAATTTAAACAATCGTTAATCATGAGTGGAAAAATTTCTTCTGTGGACGCTCGAAAAATCCTTAAAGAAATAGAAATCAAAGAGCTCCAGTCAAAGTTAGATGTGACTCTTGGGTGCATTAGCAATTGGAAAAGGCGGGGGATTCCTCGAATGGCCGGAATGTTTTTGCGCAAAGAGTACCCGAACCTTGAGGCTTGGAAACAAATCGACGCGAAGCAAAAATCTCTTGAGTCCACTGCTGACTAATTCCCTTGTCTTAGCTCTCATTTTTAGTCCAAGGAAAAACAACCATGACAGAAGAACAAAGGCGCGTTGCCCGGCAGCGCCTCGATAAACAGCTCCGGCGTCTCGACTCCCGGAAATTCAGTTTCAACCGATTGCCTTGGCGCAAGCGCATGGCTTACGCACTGCTGTTGTTCATCTACATAGTGCCGTTGGCAATCACGGCCGCGCTTGCGCTCGACAAGGTTTTCTAGGAGAAGGTCATGGCCAAAGAATCCAAAACGCTATTGGGCGCTCTGCTGATGCCGACGCGCGGAAGCTCGCTTCCCACAGGCAGGCTTGTCAAATTAACGGACGATCTGGAGAGCTTCCGCGAGCTGATTGACTGCAAAACCATTGAGCACTTGTCTACGGGATGGGCGCCGGGAGTTGTCCTGGATGCATTCATGGACGAGGAGGGCATGCTGGCAAGAAAACCCTATTTTGTATTCCAGGGAACGAAGCTTTTCGGCAATGTGCTTCTGCTGCGCAGAGGCAAGAACAGCGATTCCGACTCTCTCACCTTTAATGATTTCATGGCGATTACTGAGCTTTGCTACTCGTTCGATATGACAGGCGAATGGGGGATTAGATGAGCACACCTTGTTTTTTACTTCACATCGGCCCGTGCTGTGTTGCCGAAGCCAAAGGTGTCGAAGAACTGGAAAAGCGCCTTCATGCAATTGACTATGAGCTCTGTTGGCTAAAGCACCTTTCCAAAGACTATAAGAACAGCGTCTCTCGCGGAGCCATTGCAATCGCAGTGGGTGCAATGCGTTATGTGAAGCTCTTGAATCCTCCCCGCAGTACTCCGGACATTTTGGAGCTGTGGTGCAGAACATTCAATCTGGACGTGATGACGATTCTCTACAGAGAGGAAAGACCTGCAGACGATAAGTTCGGATTCCCGGATGTTTTTCCGGACATGTTCCCGGCAAGAGGATTCCTCAAATCCGGTTGTCAGACCTACGAAGAGTTTTGCAATAGAGCTCTGGTGAAGATCGGCGAAGGCCAAACGATTGAAGTTCCGGAAGACAGTCCGTGGAATCCATGGGCCGAGGCCCGTAACAAACGCTGGGCGTCTAGATATTGGCTCGGCGGATACAGCGAACTGGCAAAGGAGAAGGACCATGACAAGTAAAGAGAGCCTCTTTGCAATCCTGAACGCCGTTGGCGGTCTCATGTTCCTGGCCGTACTGGTGACGGTTTGCCTGGCGATGGCTGCGGCGCCGGTAGCTGTGTTTATTTGGCTTGTCTATTTAATGCTCAAGTTTTTGGGCGTGTTTGCGTAAAAGTTTCGGTCTTCTCCCGGCGGTTCTCTTTTCGTCATGTTCACCTACGCCGGGAGAAGGCCTCTCAACCAAAGAAGAAACATCATGACTAATCAAAATCAAAAAACGGACATCTTGGCCGTGAAGTTGGTACCGGGCCCGAACGGTGCCCCGCTGGGCAAAGTCATCCGAGTCCACGACATCAGGGAGGCCGCTGAAAAGCATGTCTCAACAGATTTGAGAGACGTCACCAGCAGGTATATCGATGTGGCATTTGATCTTCCTGTGAGCGCGGTTTTCAGCACACAGAAGGCCGAACGTTCTATTCACTTCGCAAACGTCACACTTCCGGGATCCGTCCTGTTGTTCGACAAGGATGAGGACTGCCGCGTACGGTCGCTCTCCCGGGCGCAAATTCATGCCATTGCGTACTTCTGCGCCTCATTCAGATATTCGGAGGAATAGCCATGAGTAAGCCCGTTTTCAAAATTCTTTTCGGAACCGTCATTGTTGGAAAGGTGAAGGCGAAAGCAGAGTTTGCGGAGCTCCTGGATCGCCTTGAGACCGATCTGTGCAAGTTGTCTTTTATCGCTTCTGTTGCATCTTTGCTCCCTAACGAGCAGTTCGAGGAGCTGATGTCAGAAAACATTCCAAAACTCGAATCGCTAAAGAGATTAACTATTCCTACCGAATCCTATGAGTTGTATCGAGCTTGGGTAAAACTCAATGAAAACAGTCCGGTTGCACTGGTCTATTCAGCCGACAACCCGTCCGACTGTTTCACGCTCACTGCAGAAGCAGTCGATGGAGAGATTGAGTGCCAGGGCGAAGCCTCAGAAACCTACGAAGCGTTAAAGGAGTTTTATGCGGCCAAAACAAACAAAACGACCGAATCTGCCAAACAGGTCGGCTCAGGCAGTGGAGACTAGGACATGATCATCGAACTAACTCACAAAGAACCGTTTCCGTTTGCCAACCATTACGAGAACTTGTCAAAGAAGCTGTACTTCAAAAAGTATTTCGTGAAGCTGAAGGGTGTCAAAACCATTCAGGTGATGAACCTTGGGGCAAACGTAGAGGCAGACCGCGCCAACCTGTTCAATAGGTGGTATCAGGCAGATCGGGATTACGAGGTCAAGGCTTGGGAACCCATCGAAGGGTACCGAATTGCCGGAGAGCAAGAATGAACTACGGTCCGGTCTCGCAAGAGCAGCTCGAGACGTTAAGAGCCGCCTCAAGTCAGATTTCCAAAACATGGGACCAACTCGTTGAGCCCATCAAAAGGTTTGGAGAAAAGTACGGGTCAGCACAGATCTCTGAATGTGGCGGCTTTATGGACCGGACTCCCGAGGCAGAAGCCAAGTTCCGTAAAGCCCTCGTCGAGGCCGGACTCCTGCAGGACAACAGCAATATTCAACCGCTCTCGGTGTTTCGCCCGATTCTTTATCCCTACGACTTTTTATTTCCTCCAAAGGAGACGACAAATGGCAAGACAGAAGACAACAGAAGTCAGATCGACAGCACTGAATCTCACGGACAAATTCGAGATTCCGCTTCTCTCGATCGCTATCCAGCACGAGATCAATCGCATCACAGAGACACAGCGCAGAACGAAGGACAGCCGCAAGAAGCTGAATCAAAGCTTCGCACTGGAGACCCACGAAGGAATCCTGAGAGCGATCGAGGAAGCTCAATGAGTAAGGAAGACAAAATCAAGATCAGCGTCGGAGAGGCTTATTGGGTTCTCGGAATGTTCAAAAAGCTCGAGAGCATTTGTCTCGAAATCAACAGCCTCCCGATGACGCTCCGTCCGGAAATCAAGGATTTCAGAGATCGTCTGAGACAAAGGCTAAGAGAGATGGAAGCCCGGAAACGGGAATCCTAATTTTTGAGTCTGGCCACGCTCGACATGAAAGAGAAGAGAGACAAATTAGATGAAAAGCATAAGCGAAGCAAAGAGAAAAGCACTGGAGAAGTTGGGGATGCATCCGGAGCTGATGGTTTGTCCGGCAACAGGCAGGGAGCTGACAGTGATCAGCTCAGTACATGAGTACGTTAAAGATGGCAAAACAATGAACCTGCTGCACATCTCAGTATCGCTCAAAAACCGTAATCCTAACTGGGATGAGATGTGCTTTGTCAAAGAAAAGTTGCTGGGAGACGAGATGCCGGCGGTCCAATTCCATCCGCCGCGTTCTGAATACGTTAATGAACACGAGCATTGTCTGCACATTTGGGCCTCCGAGGATTTTTCCGAGTTGTGGCGCCGGATGGAGCGTTTGGACTGGACGAGTTAGATGAAATGTATCCGGAATCCGAAGTCACAGCTTGGCAGCCGATCACGACGGTGAGGATCTCATGAGGCTGACAGGGGAAGGCTACGAGCTCTCTAGGGATGATCAATTAGAGTTGTTTCTCTACCCGCTGCTGAGAAATGGCCGCAGTACGCAAGACGTATCCCACTGGGATTTTCTCAGGGGAATCAACTGGATCTTTGAAAAAAGCCGGCTCACTCGAAACGTTAATAGGGCTATTTGGCAGGCGACAATCCCGCTCTACTGGCAGGCGCTCCATGAATGGAAAGGAATCCCGACAAACAACGAAAACTGCGCGCCGCCCGGATACCTGTACGACGGCTATCAAAACAAAGGAGAAATTGACAATGAAAATCGTACTCACACATACGGAAGGGTTCCCGTTCGAGTGCTATGAGGGAAATCTGGCCAACGGAGAGTATGCCGGGGCCTATTTGGTTAAATTCCGCGATACCGCCTTTCCGGAACTCATGTTTCTCAGAGAGTCCGATGAGTTTGAGGACTGCGCGACGCTGGAAAACGATTCAAGCATTGCTGAAATAAACGATGCAGGGGCTATCGAGGCATGGGAACCGGTCGATGCATGCGAAATCGTCTCCGGAGAGCAATACATGCCTGCGCTCACCAGGCCCGAGCTCCTTCTTCTCAAAACTTGTCTGAAACGTGGCGGGTTCAACTTGCCGCTTGAATGGCGAGAGATGGCCAAGCAGCTATTCGGGAGATTTGATGCGGAGCTGAAAGGAGAAATCCAGCTTGGAACCGATGGACAAAAGACCAATTAAGAATCAACAGAGAGATTCATCATGAAACGATCAGAAAGAAGTTACGCAAAGATCTTTACCGGTAAGTGGCGCAGCCGCTCCTTCCGGACGCTACGAGGGAATCCGTGGGCCATTGTTCTGCAGGACTATTTGATGTCGTGTCCGGCCTCCGAAATGTCCGGAGTTTTCTACATGCCCAAATATTTGATTGAGGGCGAGCTGGGGATTCCGCACGACGAACTCGAAAACGCAATCAAGATCCTCGAAGAGGCTGACTTTTGCCGCTTCTACGATGACGAGTATGTGTTTGTCTTCAATATGGCCCGGTATCAGATTGCCGACGCCCTCAGTCCCGATGACAACCGCTGGAAGAGCCTCATGCGGGACATTGAGGAAATGCCGGACAACATTCGCCGTGAATTCATTATTCGCTACAACGATGATTTTAATCTCGGCTATCAAATAATCCGGAAAGCAGCGGAGCCGACGGCGCCGGTGCAGACTGCGACTCAGGCCGAAAACAATCAAGCTGAGGACAAGCCCCTTGCAACTTGTCAGAGCACGGAAGACAAGGGCCTTAGAGCAACTTCCGAATCTGAGAATAAGCCCCTTAATTCTCAAACTCAACCTGAATTAGAGCCCCTTGTTTTAGAAAGTGAAGCCCCTTGCAAGCCCCTTATAAGGCCCTTACAAGCCCCTTGTAAGCCAGTAACAGTAACAGAAACAGTATCAGTAGCAGTAACAGAAGAAGTGCCGGTCGGCAAGCGCCGACCTGCCACTTCACGGCACCGACAGGCTACGCATCGATTTGATTTGTCGGAATTGCCGGATGACTGGCGGCAGCAGTGCGAAGAACTCAGGCCTGACCTCGATCCCCTCAAGGTTTTCGCCGAGTTCGTGTACTACTGGCAGACCGTGAACAGCTCCAAAGGGTTCAGAAGTGATGACGGCTGGCGCCGGACGTGGCTCAACCACGTCAAGAACGTCAAGCAAAACGCCGGGAACATCAAAAGCGGATCGACACACGCTCCCGCTCCGGTAACACCGCCTCCGAGCTTGTCGGAGGCCGCAATGGCCGAAATGCAGAAAATGAGGTTTTGAACATGAAATACGCAATGATCGGAATACCGCAATCTATGCCGAGCGATCTTCCCAGAGCGTGGGCGGATTACTGCAGCAGAAACCGTCCGGATTTGGACGTGAGCAAGGTTTTTTTCAACTTCAAGCGCAAAAACAACTTCGACATGACGATCCTGCGAACTGAGAGCGAATGGTTCAAGCATTGGAGCCGTTTTGTTGATTGGACGATGGCCACGCCGTGGAACATCCCCAGAGACCCGTTTGGCAGACCGTGCCGAAGTGATCCGTTTGCCTACAACAAGGTCATCAGAGAAAAACGAAACAGCAGACGCAGCAACAGAGGGAGCCAGTCATGAAAACGAGCGAATTTGAGAATTTCTTTTTCTACCTCACGGACAAGAGCCGGGCACTCAAAGGCAAAGAAATCACTCCGGAGCTGAAAAGCACTTGGGAACTTGTCTTTGCGCCTGTGGCCTTCCAGGACGCGATAGCAGCCGTGAACTACTGGATCGGGAATGAAACGTTCACTCCGACACCGGCCGAGTTGATCTCTGTCATTCGAGGAGAGTGGGAGCGCCGTAACCGGATTGTCAGCCAGCAGGCTCAGTTGGATTCCATGCCTCCTCTTTCCCGGGTGTCCATGTCTGACGAAGACAAGGAGCTTGTCAGAAAGCTCGATCACATGCGCCGCTGGAGAAAAGCGCATCCGCAGCCGCCGACATTCTGGATCAGAAAACTGCTCGGAGAGTTTTTAACGAATCGTTCCCATGTCACAGGTCCCCAGAGACGTTCTTTAGCGGCAGCCGGAGCGATCGATTCGGAAGGACAGCCAACAGGCGCATACGAACCCGCATTTGCAGATTGGTTTGAACTGCAGGGCGAACGGGAAGAAGAGGCTCGTATCGGCCTTGCATCTTAGAAAGGAGAAAACAAGATGGAAAACAGACGCAAATACATTTATTGGGCGTTAATGGGCCCGACTCTGACTGCAGCGGCCCTCGCGCTGAGTTCAGGAGGAATGTACTTCATTGAGAACTTGTCAATTCAATTTTTCGGAGATGAGCCGACACCAGCAGTGAATCTTTGGGTCATAGCGTTCTCAACAGTTATCTTGGCGGCCTTCATGATTTTTTCAGTTTGGTGGTCGGAAAAGGAGGACTCGACGTCAAAAGAAATTAAGGAGACAGTGGAAGATTGGCAAAAACAGACTCCCTTGGCTGAACCTTGGATTCCCGGAAAAGAGGCCAACGAGATCGTCCTGGACAATGTTGGAGAAGTCCCCTTAGACGAAATGGAGGATGGCGAAAGGATTCTCTACAAATGTTTCCGTTATGAAGGAGGAGAAAAGCACGTTTTCTACCGCGTACTGGTGAAAGTAACTGATGAGGAGGATGGCCCGGTACTTAAAGATGAAAACGATACCGACATGGAATGGATTCAGGAAGACACAAAATGTCTTGGAGCATGGGGCTTCTTTGATGTTCGAGATATAACGAATTACGACGACGGATCCAAATACAAAGAAGTTCCGTACTAAAAGAACAGGCTAATTGTCAGAACGAGGCCTCAATGTCCGGGGCCTCGAAAAACCGAGAGAGAAGGGAAGTCATGAAGACAAACCAGAGACGAGTAATCGACATCACAATTCCAATTAAACCGGTTCCGAAGGGGCGCCCTCGGTTTGCCAGCGCAGGCCATCAAGTCTTTACGCCGTCAACGACGCATGCAGCCGAAAACACAATCGCGGTTCTTGTGCTGAACAAAATGAAGTTGTCCGGAATGCAGATGATCGCGACCGGCCCGGTCAAAGTGACAGCCGAGTTCTTTTTCCGGACGGCAGAAAAGCGCAAACACGAAACAGCCAAATCTTCTCGTCCGGATGTTGATAACCTTGGCAAAACGGTTCTCGATGCGCTCAATGGAGTCGCGTTCAAAGACGATGGGCAGGTCTCAGAGTTCAATTGCTCTAAACGGTATGCAGAACAGGATAGTATTAGGCTCGTGATCGAGGAGCTGAGCGCTGCATGATGATTCGAGAGGAGATGTTTAGACGTTTGACGAATTGGCGCCGGGTTTATGGCGACAATGCGGCGCCGGCAGTATCGATTACTGAAATTGCCTGTCGCTACGCTCGGGAGATGATGACTCGAAAGTCAGAAACTCCGGAGGAGAAGGCGGCAAGGGAGGCAGAAGAACTGATGTATAGGGAGGCTCCGTCCCCAGTAAAGAACTATCGGGATGCGAACATTCTGGCGTCAGTGTGGTCGAGCATGCCTCCGACTGTTTCCGGTATTGGCGTCAAAGAAATTATCAAGACAATCACGTTCGGAAACCGAACACAGCTTAATCGACTGCGCCGCCAGTACGGGCCGAGAGCTTTTTCTAATGCGATAGAGTCATCACTCACGATTTTTTTCAGAATGGTTGAGGATTACGAGAGATCAATTTCGCGGCCTCCTGCAAATGATGATATTTATGCTCCTTAATGAATCCGGAAAGGATGAGAGATGAAAAACTTTGATTTTGCCTGCTACTTTGAAACTGCAAACGATGGCACTATCTTGATTAAGTGCCGAGATTTACCGCAGTTGCTCTCATGGTCAGCCGACGGCCAGCCTGAAGAAGTTTGGGCCCGTTACGCAGTGGAAGAATGTATTGCGTTTATGTTGGAGAAAGGCTTAAAGGTTCCGTTCGCATCTGCCCCTCTTGAGGGCGAGTATGTTGTGAAACTGGCGCCGGAGTTAGTCACAAAAATAGAGAAAAGCAACAAGGCTTTGGAAGAGTGAAATACCGTGGATTTGGTATTTTTAAATTTATAGTTCTCATTTGGCTATTGTTGATGTATATTTCTCGGTGACAATTTAATTCCGACTGATAGTTAGTAGTTCCAGTGCGTTAGATAAGAAGACAGCCTATTGGCTGTCTTGGCGTGCCCGGAAGATGAGAAAAGAAGAAAAAGTCGGTACCGTGTTTCATGATGAATCTAGCCTCTGATGTAAAAGTCAGGGGCTTTTTTCATTCTCTAAAGCCTCTCGGCGGGCGTCGTGCACCGAGCCAGATTTGATCCTGAGCATGGGGTCGAATAGAGCTTGAGCATGCTCTGTAATCACTGCTCTTCTCCTTTGGTTGTTGAGTGAGGGTTGCCGCCTGGTGGAAACGCCGGGCGGTCTTTCTACAAACACATAAGAGAAACAAGGTAGAATTTCGGCACCACGAGAGGAAGTAAGGAACATCAAAGTCCTCGCCCAGGCTTCGCGTCTATCAGAGAGCGGAGTACCGAATTACGGCGCGAAGCCGTAATGGGCCCCTGCGATAGGGATCAGAAACGACAAAGCCCGTGCTGGAACACGGGCTGCGTCTGATTTATGAGGAATGAGATGGTAACCACATTTCTTACCTCGTGGAAGATTATGCCACAACTCGTTGTGATATGGAATGGTGATTTAAAGATTGACACCGTTCTGGTCATAGTAGTCCTGTTGTGGATGATCCGCACACGATCGTAGCCAAAAGGCGATGGGCCGGCAGCCGTAAGGTTGCCGGCCTTGTGCGTTTAATGGTCTGTGAATAGATTTTCTTGTCCCTCCTCAAAACACTGTTACTAGCGGGGTCAATTTAATTCCGTTTTCTCCTCGGGTCCTCCCAGGCAAAAATTCACCCCTGCGGGTACTGCCAGTCCCGATTTCGGTGTAGATATGAGGATTTTCACAATGCGGAACGCGTCCCAAAAATTCATAGATATAAAAATCTAAAGGGCCGTTATGAAAAAAAACGTTGAAACAGTCTCGATCCGCGAGTTTGCTAGGTTGTGCGGTAAAAACCATACTTGGGTGCGGCGCCGGATCAAGGATGGAACACTGCCTGTTGCAGACGATGGCACAGTTCCTGTTGAGGATGGCCTAGACGCCTTCAAAAAAATGGTTGGAAATTTGGCAAAAACTGCAAAAGAAGCCGAAAAAATTTCAACAGATATTGATCCGAAAGAGATCGGGCTTGAGGGCGTAAATTTAAAAAACCCCGTCGAGGTCGCTCATGCATTTTCTGTTGCACGGTTACTCGAAAAACAGGTTACTGCCAGAGTGAAAACCGCCGAAATGGAATTGAAGGCGATTGAACTAGAGGCGAAAAAAGGAAACTTCATTCCAAAAGAGGAAGTCTTGGCGGATGCGAGACGGGTTGCATCTCTTGTCCGGGAAAAATTACTCACGATCCCGATTCGTTATGCCGGGCAGCTTGAAGGAAGAACCCAGAGAGAGATTGAAGGCGTTCTGGATCATGCGATTGATGAAGTGCTCAAGTCGCTAAATGAATCTAAATTTGTCGAGCAGTAAACAAACCAAAAAAAATGAACCCCGTTCAGTTAGGCGCTGAGCGGGGTTTTTCGTATAAGAACGAGTTACGCAGAAGGATTATATCAATGAACATGGAAGAAGAAATTATGTTCTTGAAAGAAAGACAAGCATTTTGGAAGGGAGTGGTCGCGGGCATTTTAGGTTCGGCCGCGTTCTTTTCAGGGCTGGTGGCTCTGATTTATTACATGATCCAAATCGTTCAGGCGATTAAATAAGAATTTATGTTGAATTGATCATGGATTGTTTAGACAGCTATCCCAAATGGTCCCTGTTTGTGCGATGGGGATTTTCCATTCTCGTAATGCTCTGCATGACGGTGATTTCTTTCGCTTTCGCATATTTCTTAATCAAGTAATTCAGGCATGACATGCACTGGTTGAATGAATTTTTGAAATTCTGCCGTCCGGTATCGCGATTGACCGGAAGCGAGTGGGCCGACGCAAAAAGGTTCATCTCGCTGGGTACAACCGCAGAACCGGGACCTTGGAGGACCTACAGAACCCCATATCTTCAGGAACCGATGGATGCGGCCACAGACAAGCAGACAGAAAAAATCGTTTTAATGTTTGCGTCCCAGGTGGGAAAGTCAGAGCTGCTTTTGAACGTCCTTGGGTATTACGCAGACCAAGAACCGTCTCCTCAGTTGATGCTCCAGCCCACGGTTGAAATGGCGCAGGCATTCTCAAAAGAAAGAATTGCTCCGATGTTTCGCGATTCTCCTGGATTAGCCGGGAAACTGATTGAAGGGAAAGAGGGCCGAGGAACTGAGAAAAAATCGTCCACAACGATTCTCATGAAACACTACTCAGGCGGTTTTCTCGCGTTGGTCGGTGCCAATTCTCCAGCCGGACTGGCGTCTCGTCCGATTCGCATTCTCTTAGCTGATGAGGTGGACCGCTATCCGGAAAGCGCTGGAAAAGAAGGCGATCCCTTGAAACTTGCTGTGCAGCGAACCCAAAACTTCGGAAACAGAAAACTTCTGATGGTTTCGACGCCTACCGTCGTTGGTTATTCAAAAATTCATCGCGAATTTTTAGCTGGGGACCAGCGCGAATTTGTGGTGCAGTGCCCGGAATGCAAGGCATACAACGAGCTCAAATGGGAGAACGTTCATTGGGAGTCCGATGACAAGGGAAATGTGATTGAGAGTTCCGTCGGTCTTTTCTGCCCGAACTGCGGAGCGAAAATTCGCGGCCCCCGCAAAATCAATCCGGACATTCTTCAGTCCGGACGCTGGGAGGTCAGGAATCCTCAAGGCCGGTTCCGCAGTTATCACATCAACGCATTGAATTCGCCTTGGGTCAACCTCGTCGACTTGGTTAAGGATTGGGTTGAAATCAATCACCGGAAAGACAAAGCCGGTCTGATGGAGTTCATTAACCTGAAACTTGGCGAGCCCTGGGAGCAGTTCGAGGCCGATGCAGACAAGTGGGAGTATCTGCTGCGTCGCAGAGAATACTACCCGGAAACCGGAGTTCTTCCGGACGGAGTTCTGCTTCTCACTGCAGGCGTCGACGTCCAGCATGATCGACTTGAATGCACGGTTTACGGCTGGGGCCGAGCTAGAGAGTGCTGGGGAATTCACCATTACATTATTCCTGGGAGTCCTGATACGCCTGAACCATGGCGGCAATTGGACGGCATTTTGACGATGCAACAGCCTCTCTCGTTCGGAACTCGCATAACAGTAGCCTGCACGTTCGTTGACTCAGGCGATGGAACCTACAGCAAAGAGGTTTACGAATACACAAAGGCCCGGGAGCGATTCCGGGTCTTTTCAATTAAGGGCCGAGGCGGCGCTGGAGTTCCATACATAGGGGTTCCGTCTAGACAAAACATCGTCGGGGCAACGTTATTCAGCCTAGGCGTGGACTCAGGGAAAACTGCTGTTATGCATGCGCTGGACATTGCTGAAGAGGGCCCTGGATTTGTCCATTACCCGATGCAAGCCGAAAGCGGCTTCGGAGAAAACTTTTTCAAGCAGCTTACAGCAGAAGTTTTTGAGAAGAAGTACGAAAAAGGCAAGGAAAAAATCGGTTGGGTAAAAATCCGCGAGCGAAATGAGGCCCTTGACTGCGCCGTTTATGCCAGGGCTGCCATGGAGCTGCTGACTCCGAACTTTGAACAAATTGAGGATGCTCTTAGAGGCATGCCACAAGCAGCACAACAACCCCGTCGACGCAGAGGCGTTATCGGAAAGGGAATCACTTTATGAGTAATTGGATCACCTTAGAAGAGGCAAGAACGAATTTGAAAATGTGGCTCGAGGCGGAGAGGGCTGTTTCGACCGGCCAAAGCTACAGGATCGGGACACACAGTCTCACGCGAGCGAGTCTCTCAGATATTGCGAAGCGAATTGAGTACTGGCGAAATGAAATTGCCAAACTCGAATCAGGAATGGGCGGGCGGATGCGAAGTTTTCGGGTCACGCCCGTTGATTTTTAAGGAGCGGACATGAACGCTTTTGAAAAGACCATTCAATTCCTTGCTCCTCAGGCTGCTCTCACCAGACAAGTTGCCCGAAACAAACTCGAAGTTCTGAACGCGCTGCAGAACGGAGGAGGTTACGGTCTTCATGGTGCCTCAATTGTTAAAAAATCTCTTTCCCGTTGGATAACCGGCGGAAAGGATGCCGACTCCGACATCGTTGAAAACATTGAGACGCTCCGGGAGCGGTCCCGTGACCTGTATATGGGCTCGCCTCTTGCGACCGGTGCGATTAAGACGCTGAGAACCAATATCATCGGCTCGGGACTGATGCTCAACGCGCAGATTGACGCGAAATTTTTGGGCATGACAGAGGAAGAGGCTCGTCAGTGGGAGGAGAACACAGAGCGCGAATGGCGCCTTTGGTCTGAAAACACGAACTGCGACGCAGAGCGGAAACAGACGTTCTATCAACTGCAGTCCTTGGTTTTAATGTCTGCGCTGGTGAACGGAGACGTATTCGTGGTGCTCCCGGTTATTCGGACGCCGGGAAGCGTCTACGACCTGAAAGTCGGCCTGATTGAGGCTGACCGAGTTTGTAATCCACAAAATCCTATAAAACCCAATCTGAATATTGTTGGCGGGATTGAGTGCGGAAAATTTGGCGAAACTGTTGCTTATTGGATTTGCAATAAAAACCCAAACTCTCAGGGTAGGTCGCTCGAAACTGCTGCTAATAAGTGGACAAGAGTCTCGGCAATCGGAGAGCGAACCGGACGTAAAAACGTTTTGCACGTGATGTGTGATGTTGAACGTCCCGCTCAGCGTCGAGGAGTCCCACTTTTGGCTCCGGTTCTCGAATCAATGAAGCAGCTTTCTCGATATTCAGACGCGGAATTGACTGCAGCGCTGGTGAGCTCGATGTTCACAGTGTTTATCACAACGAAATCTCCGGCAGAGACAATTGTCGGAGGATTCAGAGGTGTTGAATCCATCCCGGGCGCCCAGCCTCAAAAAGCTTTGCCTGAGCCGGATTACACATTGGGATCCGGAACGGTCGTAGCACTGGAGGAAGGAGAACAGGCGCAATTTGCCGATCCAAAACGTCCGGTCTCCGGATTTGAGACTTTTGTCAAAGCCGTTTGTCGGCAGGTCGGATCGGCACTTGAAATCCCCTACGAGTTGCTGGTCAAAAACTTCGATTCATCCTACAGCGCATCCAGAGCTGCTCTTTTAGAGGCCTGGAAGATGTTCAGGATGAGACGGGATTGGATTTCCTCATCCTTCTGCAAACCTGTTTACGAAGCTTGGCTCACCGAAGCCATACTCAAAGGCCGAATTGATGCTCCGGGATTCTTTGACGACCCGCTGATTCGAGCGGCATGGTGCGGTTCGGAGTGGTACGGGGATGCGCAAGGTCAGCTCGACCCGCTTAAAGAGGTCAACGCAGCAAAAATCCGAGTTGAGGAAGGCTTTAGCACCCGTGAAAGAGAGGCCGCAGAGCTTACCGGCATGAAGTTCGAGAACATCGTCGCGATCCGAAAACACGAAGAGGCAATGATGAAGGATGCCGGCCTCGTTCAGCACACAACAGTCAAGACAGAGGAGGTTGAAGAAGATGATGAATCTGGAAACAACTGATCAAAAACAAGAATTCCACTGGAAAATCGAAAACTCGGCCAAACTGCCGGCAGTAAAAATTGATCTTTATGGATACGTTGGTGGTTCTGGAGACGGCTTTATTAAGGGTTTTAACTCGAGTGAATTCGTCAAGGAATTCCGAAAAATCGACTCAACGCGCCCGATCGATATTTCTATCAATAGTTTCGGAGGGCAGGTCTATACGGGTCTTTCAATCTACAACCTACTGAAAACGCATAAGGGAAAAATCAACATCCGTGTTGACGGCGCAGCGATGTCCGCAGCAACGATCATCACCAGCGTGCCGAACGCGACAGTCACAATGCCGCTTGGAGCAATGATGATGATCCACCGAATGTCGGTGTTTGCTGATGGTAATGCGGATGATCTCAGAAAGGCTGCAGACGAATTGGTTCACCTCGAAGAAAACGTCATCGATATTTACGCCCAAAAATGCGGAAAGGATCGTGACGAAATACGCAAAAAAATCAATGCCGAATCGTTCTTCACGGCAAAGGAAGCCGTTGAATTTGGTTTAGCGGATGCAGTAGACGAAACATCCCAAGTTAAAAACATAAAGTCGCCAACTGGCTGCTTTATCAATGGCCTGCCGGCAGACTCGAAATATTTCGAGCATGCTCCGGCAGATTTTTTTACGGCAGTCGCTCAGGCCCCTGCCGACAACGTTAATCCACCAGCAAAAAAGGAAGCAAAAATGGATTTAGCACAACTCAAAGCGGAGTATCCGGATCTGATTGCCTCGCTGCAGGCAGAGGCCGTGAAGCAGGGTGTCGAAAACGAGAAGAAACGCATTCACGCGCTCGAAGAACTGGCCCTGGCCGGTCATTCTGACCTTCTCGAGCAGGCGAAAGCCGACTCAAGCATCACTCCGGAAATGTTTGCGGTTCAGCTCGTTAAAGCCGAAAAGGCCAAGAAGGCAAAGATTCAGAACAGCATCGCACAGGATGCAGCGGACCTGAAGGACGTTCAGGTCGACTCTAACCTTGGTTTTGATACTGCAGACGCTAAGGCACAGCAGGCCAAACAGACTCAAAACGAAAAGGATGAGCAGGAGCGCGACGCTTTAGTTAAAGCGGCCGCCGCTCAGTTCAACAAATAATCGGAGGTAAAAATGGCAATGCAGGAAAAATATACGACAGGTGTTGACAACCTGTTCGCAGCGAACCAGATGATGCCTGTAGTCACAGACGTCATCACAGTCCCGACTGGAGAGTCTGCAATGAAGCGCGGCACATTGGTTGCCTCGACTGGCAAAGCAGTCACTGCTGCCGCGGACGTCTACGGTGTTCTGGCAGAAGATGTCGACGCAACCAAGGCCAGTGTAGCCACGGTTGTTTATCTTACGGGAGAGTTTAACGAAAAGGCTATGGCCGTCGGCACGCCGACAACCGGCACGCTGTCTGTTTCGGACTGCAAAACTTCGGCCCGCAAGATCGGCATTTTCATCAAATCTAATCAGGAGTAAAAAATGGCAGTTGACATTTTTGAACCGCGCATCATGACCCAAATGATCGAGGCAGGCCAGAACACAAAACATACCTGGCTGCGCGATCGATATTTCGCAAATCGTCCCACGTTTACAGCCAAAAAGATCGATTTTGATGTGGTCGGTCCCGGCGGACGCAAAATTGCACCGTTTGTATCCCCTCTTAACGGTGGCAAAGTCATTGACCGAGAAGGGTATTCCACTCTGAGCTATGAAGCTCCGATGTTGGCGCCTCAGCGCATCACAACCGCAGAGGATGTGATGAAGCGCCTCCCGGGAGAAAATCTTTACTCCGGTAAGACCCCGAACATGCGTGCAGCCGAAATTTTGGGCCGCGATTTGGCAGAACTGGACGAATATATTTCTCGTCGTGAGGAGGCAATGTGCTCTGAAGCTCTTTTCAGCGGCAAAGTCACGGTCAAGGGCGACGGTGTGAATGAAGTTCTGAACTTCTGGTCCACTGTTGCGGCTTCCGAAAAGCCGGAAACAACCCTGACCACAAAATGGGACGCTTCTACTGCGACTGCTGAAACAATCATGAGCGACCTGAGAGTGGTTCGCCGCTCCATGATCAAAGACGGCGGCTTTACTCCTCGTGATTTGATCTGCGGAACTAACGTGATCGACACGATCCTGAGCAAGCTCACTGCCTCCAAGTCTCTCGACATGAGGCGCGTTGACATGGGCCACATCGATCCTCAGCATCTTCCGGACGGTGTGACTTACTGGGGTTACCTCAAAGACTCTGCTCTTGACATTTACTCCTACGATGAATGGTACAAGGGCGATGACGGTGATGTTGCTATGGTTCCGGCAGATAAATGTCTGCTCGCAACGCCGGGCGCAAAAACCATGCTGGCTTACGGCGCGTGTCCGGTCATCAGCGAAACAAATCCGGGAATTGTTTTCGTTGAAGGGTCTCGTATTCCGATGTCTTGGATCCAGCGCTCCAACCCGATGGGCCGCGTCCTGCAGATCTCCAGCCGTCCGCTGCCGATCATCCAGCAGATTCACGCCTTCCACGTCATCAACGCTACCGGATCCTAATCCGATGCTAAAGAAGAGGGGCTCCGGCCCCTTTTTCATAGGAGCTAATAATGGAAATTGTTTTCACCAAAAACACGGTTTTCGGACGCGATATTTACAAAGCCGGCGATAAGGCCGAATTCAATGAGAAAGAGGCAAAAATCATTTTGAAGGCAGGCGTCGGCAAGAAATTCGAGGAGGCTGAAGAACCGGAGGCGCCTGCAGAAGTAATTCAGCCCGAACCGATTCCCGGCACGGGCTTTGCCGTTCCTCTTCCTGAAGCGGCTGAAGCTGAGGTGGCAGAGACTCCGGAGAAGCCGGCTCCGAAGGCTAAGGCCAAAGCTAAAAATGAAAACGTTTAAAGACTTCGCGGCAGCGGATGTCCAAAATGTTTTCCTGAATCTCAACGAGTTTGCCGATTATCACGATATTGACGGCGAAAAAATCAAATGCGTCATCGACAAAAACATCATCTCCGAAATTCCCGAGAATGGACTGGTAGGCGATTTCATCAACATGACAACGCTCTACGCAGATTCCAAGGATTTAGAGGCGCCCGAGGAGGGCCAGTGGATGTCGATAGATGATTCCCGCCACTTCGTTCAGTCGGTCTCTATTGAGGGGACGATGCTCGTCATCGTTCTCAGGGAGAATCGGCAATGATTGAGGTGAAAATCGACAAAAAGGACGTTGAGGCCGCGATTAACGTACTGAGCACCACAAAAAAGGGGGCTCAGACGGTGGTTAATCGGGCAATCAACCGAGCGCTTATGCGCGGCCGAACCGTTGCCTCGAAGTCGTTGCGCGGCCGTTACACGATCAAAGCGTCTGACGTTAAGAAAGCAACCCGGCTCAGACGCCCGGGAGGCACAGAAACTTCCGGACAACTCGTGTTCTCCGGCCCTGAACTCACCATGGCGCATTTCCGAATCCGTCCCTCCGGACGGGATACGACCGGAAATAATCGTCAGCTAGTGCGAGTTGAAGTCGAGAGAACAGGCCTAAAGCCATTGAAAAACGCGTTTGTCTATAACGGCACTGTGTTTCAGCGAAAGGGAGCGAGTCGGCTTCCGATTGAACCTCGTTACGGTCCTTCAGTTCCCCAAATGGTCGGAAATGAAAACATCACTGAAGACATCCAGTCGGAAATGAGAGACACGTTTCTGCGCCGAATCGACCACGAGGCAATGAGGCTCATTAAAGGAGACAAGTAATGAATGATGTTTATTTATGCAAAGCGCTCGGGAAGTTCTTGGAAGAGGGCCTGAGCGATTTTCTGCTGCCATTGGAGCACAAAGCCGATGAGCCGACAGTTTTCCGCGCTCCCAAAATAATTCAGGGTTACCTGCCGCCTAAAAATTCCAGGGAGTCGAAGGATGATGATTTTCCATTTGTCCTGATTCGTCCGGATTCCGGCAAAACGGATGCCGATGGCTGCAGTGCCGATGTCTCGATTGTGATTGGGGTGTGGGATGGTGAGTTTGAAGGTCATCTCACAGCTCTGTCTCTCAAGGAAAAAACGGAAACCTTACTGTTGAATTTGCCGAATCGCACGCTCGATGAGCGGTTCATTCTGGAGACTCCGGTTTCTTGGGAAAACTCTCCGGCGCAGGCGTGGCCGTTTTGGCAAATCGTCATGAGTACACGCTGGACATTCCGCGCACCTGAAATTGTCAATCCCTATACACCGTATGAATAACATGAAGCTACGAAAAACTGAAGTTCAAAAAGAGAGGCCCGTCATTTACATCGGACCTTCGTTTTTAGGGCTCTCGACAAACACTGTTTTTCGAGAGGGAGCAAATAAATATCCCGACCACATTGTCCGAATGATCGAAAAGAATTCGGCAATCGGTCAGCTGATGGTTCCTGTCGCGGACGTGCAGCAGGCCAGGGCCAATGTCCGAACTCAGGGACACCTTCTTAACACGCTGTACAAACAAGCACTTAAAGGAGCTTAAAAAATGGCTTACAAACATGGCGTTTACGTCAGCGAGGTTCCTACCAGCATTCTCCCGCCTGTTGAGGTCAATGCCGGCATTCCGATGATTATCGGCACAGCCCCGGTCAATATGACCGATCCCACTAATGTCAATAAACCGAAAATCTGTTACTCCTACGAGGAGGCGGTTAAAGAATTCGGATTTGTGCCGGCAGAGGAAGATACCACCAGTGGACTCAAGAAATTCAATTATTCGATCTGCGAGCTGATTTATTCTGCATTTTCGCTGTATCGAGTTGCTCCGATTATTGTTGTCAACGTTCTCGATCCGACAACGCACAAGAAGAACTGCACGACTACAAGCGTTTCGTTCGACGCCAAGACCGGCGTTGCAAAAATTGCAGAAACAGGCGTCCTGCCGGATACGTTGGTTCTCAAGACGGGTGAAAAGACACTCACGAAAGACACGGATTTTGTTGTCTCGTTCGACACGGACGGAACAATGATTCTTTCGTCTCTCAAAAATCAAGACGGAGACTTCCTTTGCAGTTCTGAAACCCCCTACACACTGACGGCATCCAAACTGGATCCGTCTGCAGTGGACGCCGATGACATTATCGGGGGCGTCGATACGTCCGGGAACAAATCCGGCCTGGAGCTCGTGGACGATGTTTTCCCGTTGTTCAGAGTTGTCCCAGGTACGCTGATCGCTCCCGGCTTCTCTTCCAGCCCGAGCGTTGCCGCAGTGATGGCCGCAAAATGCAGTGCCATTAACACTGTATTTAAAGCAATTTGCGCGGTGGACGTGCCGACCTCAACAGTTAAAAACTATACCGCTGTTGCAAATTGGAAAAACCAGAACAACGTCGTTGATCCGATGCAGATTTGCTGCTGGCCGATGATTCAGCTCGACGGTACTGTGTTCAATCTCTCGACACAGCTGGCTTGCTTGATGGCCCAGGTGGATTCTCAGAATGACGATGTTCCGTATGTTTCTCCGTCCAACAAAAACCTGCAGATGACAGGCACATGCCTGGCAGACGGTTCGGAAGTGGTTTTAGGTCCGAATACAGGCGCCTATCTGAACAGCCAGGGCGTTGTCTGCGCATTGAATTTCATCGGGGGTTGGGTCGCCTGGGGCAACAGAACTGCAGTCTATCCGGGAAACACGGACGTAAAAGATGCCTTTATTCCGAACAGAAGAATGTTTAATTGGATCGGCAATACGTTTATTCAGACCTTCTGGTCTAAAGTGGATTTCCCGGCAACTCCGCGCTTGATCAACACGATCATTGACTCCGCAAATATTTGGATGAACGGCCTTGCAGCTATGCAGTACATCCTCGGCGGCCGCATTGAGTTCCTTTCTTCCGAGAACTCGATCACTGACCTGATGGATGGAAATCTCGCGTTCCATGTTTACGTAACTCCGCCGCCTCCGGCCAAGGACATCGATTTCATTCTGGAATTTGATCCGGAGTATTTGCAGACCCTATTTGCAGCCTAATTGGAGGTAAAAAATGGCAACAGGAACAAACAGCATCCCGGAGCGCCTGATTAACTATCGCGTCTACAACGAATCCAACGCCCTGATGGGTATGGCAACAGTTGATTTGCCTGAGCTCCAGGCAATGAGCGACACCGTGTCCGGTGCCGGTATTGCCGGCGAAGTCGACAGTCCGGTGCTTGGGCACTATCAGGCCATGAGCTCGACTTTCAACTGGAGAACCATTGAAAGACCCGCTCTCGAGCTGGCCAAGCAGCAGGCCCACCAGTTGGAAATCCGCGGTTCTCAGCAGCACTATGACAACACGACGGGAAAAATCACGACCACTCCCATTCGAGTTGTCATGAGAGCGATTCCGAAGAACTTCTCTCTGGGTTCATTTGAACCGGGTTCCACCACGGATTCGTCCACTGAATTTGAGGTGGTTTATCTGAAGGTCGTTGTCGATGACAAAGAGGTTGTCGAAATCGATAAATACAACTTTATCGCCAAGTTCGGCGATACCGACATGCTCGAGAGCGTCCGGAAAGACCTCGGAATGTCCTAACCAAAACTCGCCGGGGCTTGGCCCCGGCATCAAAGGAGAAACTAAATGAGCGAAATCATTCACACACTCAGCCGCCCGTTTGAATTTGAAGGCAAGAAGTACGAATTTCTGACGTTTGATTTTGACAAATTGAGCGGAAAGGATCTGCGTGAAATTCGGAGAGCCTTCGACAATCCTGCGCGCCCGATTCCCGTCTTAGCAATGGACGAAGAGTTCCTCATGCTGGCAGCGGCCAAAGCGGCACAGGTTCCGTATGAATTAATTGATGCGTTGCCCATGGCTGAAGCCATTTCGATTACAACGTTGGCAAGTCAGTATTTTTTTCAACAGGCCTACTCGGCGGAGCAGGCGAAAGAAATCAACGAGGCGAAAAAGAAACTCTCGATGGGCTAATTAGCACTGTACGCAAATACTGCCTCTGGCTGACCTTGAATGGCGCCGGAGGCAGCGCTTCCGGTTGGTTTGAAAAGCCCCTTACAGAGGTGGTTGAATGGGTGAATGCTTTAGGCGGCCTACTGAGCGAAATTAATGCCAAAACCACCAATTCACAAAAAGAATGGGGCCGAAGAAAAGGGCGAGCTTAAGAATCATCCAGAGCACGTCCAGGATGCATAAGAACATTCCAAGCGGCGTATCTGTATTCCACACCCAGCGATCCTTTTGAAAAGGATTTGAGCGGCCCTTAGAAAACATGTAGGAAACAGCAGCCTGATTGACTAAGTTCGTATTGTTTCCGCCGCCATCACACATTTCATATCTCCTTTTCCTTATGTATTAATTTTAAAAAAGGGAGGGAGAAAAGTAAACGGAAAAAACATAATGAGCGCAAAGACTTACGAAATAATGTTTGAGGTAGCTGCGGCAGTTAACTCCAAATTTCCCAGCGCTTTTAAAAAGGCCGCAGAGACCGTGCAAAAAGCTGAAGACCGAGTTCGAGGCTTGAATAAGCAGTATGAAAAAGTTGGCTCGCTGATTAAACAAACGGAAAAGACCAAGCAATTGTCTGCTCAGTATTTTCGCCAGAAAGAGGCCTTAAATAATCTTAGAGCGGCGATTCAACGGACGAACACTACTAGTTCTGTCATGTTGTCTGAAGAAAAGAGGCTTGCCAAGGCTGTTAATGATTCTCATCGAGCACTAAACACTCAAACAAAGTCACTTTCAACCCTGCGAAAAGAGCTGAATTTAACAGGACGCTCTCTTGATGAAGTGAAGAGAAAGCAAAAGTTATTAGCCGAACAAAGCGCCGTGGCCTCGCGAGTAAACAAAATTAGCAAAGCCAGGGCTGGTTTGGAATTCACTGAGAACTCTTGGGCTGAAAAAGGTATGGGTTCCATGGTTGCGCTCTCTACTCTGGGCTCATCCGTGATGCATTACGCCCAAACTCCCGTGAAACAAGCTATGCAGATGGAAGATGCCATGGCCGAGATTAAGAAGGTTGTGGACTTCTCATCTCCGGACGGATTGCAGAAAATGCAGGCCGCACTTGAAAAAATGAGCTTGTCTATTCCGATTACTGCAGAAGGACTTGCAAAAATTACTGCAGCAGCAGGACAGGCTGGTATTGCAGAGCCGGATCTTATTCGATTCACTGAGACGGCCGCAAAAATGGGAGTGGCCTTCGACATCTCCGCAGAAGAGGCGGGAGAAATGATGGCGAAGTGGCGCTCCGGCATGAACTTGACACAAGATCAGGTCGAAAGTCTTGCAGACGCTACAAACGCATTGAGCAACAACAACGCGGCAATGGCCAAGCAGGTTGGTGAAGCGCTGAAACGATACGGCGCTCTTGGCAAAGTAGCGGGCCTAACGGAAAAACAAACTGCGGCCATGGCAGCCACGATTATCGGCGCCGGCGCAGAGGCCGAAGTTGCTGCAACCGGCATGAACGCATTCATGAGAGCCTTGACGAAGGGCGGCTCAATGACGGATTTGCAGAAGGCCGCTTTTGGGAACCTCGGATTCGACGCCCTGCAGCTTCAAAAGGATGTACAGAAGAACGCTCCTAAGACTATTTTTGCCGTTCTCGAGGCGGTAAAAACCAAGCTTCCCAAAGAGTTGCAAATGCAATATCTGACGGCAATGTTCGGCGAGGAGGGTGCTAGAGCGATGGGCCCAATGCTGGCCAACACGGAAAAGCTGAGGGAAAACTTTGATCTGGTCGCTGAAAGCGAAAAATACGCCGGCTCAATGGAAAAGGAGTTTTTATCAAGAAGCGCAACAACTTCGAACGCTCTGGAGTTGGCCTCAAACGCAATTTCCTATTTTGCCCGAGCTGTCGGTGATCCGATGCTGGGGACTCTCAAAGAAAGAGCCCTGGATTTTGTCAAACTCGGAGAGGCGGCCGGAACCTGGATTAAAGAGAATCAAACACTGGTTAAATGGTTCCTTTCCATTTCCGGGGTCGTTCTCTCATGCGTTGCTGTGTTCCACATACTACGCGTGGCCCTTTTTGTATTGGGTACTCCGATTCTTAAACTTATCACCACAGGAATGAAGTTGTATGAAGGCCTGTTGTTGATCAGAGGAGGATTGTCAGCCAGTACAAGGGCGATAAAAGCCTACTCCTTTGCCATGTCTATTTGGAAAGGAGGAATTCTTCTGGCAACTAAAGCGCTGGGAGGTCTGAAGATGGCCGCAAGTGCTACCGGATCGGCGTTGAAGTTCATGTTCACAAACCCGATCGGTTTAGCCATTACTGCGATCGCGACACTGGTCCTTGCCGGCATCTATCTTTACAAGAATTGGGATGAGGTCAAGGCCAAGTTGGTTGAGCTTTGGACTGCCTTTGAGGAGAAATTCCCGGGGCTGGCAGCCACCATGAAAAACATCTATGAAGGTTCAATCAAGCCGACGATTGACGGAATCAAAACAACCTTCCAAGGCCTGATCAGTTTTATTTCCGGAGTTTTCTCCGGAGATTGGACTAAGGCTTGGGAAGGTGCAAAAACGTCTTTTGCAGGATGCTTCCAAGCCCTGCCGGATTTCGCGAAAGGTCCTCTGAATCTCGTGATTTCGTTGGCCAACAAAGCAATTGCCGGACTCAATTCCCTCGGCTCGTTCAAGATTCCGGATATGGTTCCGGGCATTGGAGGCCAGAGCGTAGGAATTAACATTCCGGAAATTCCGATGCTGGCAGCCGGCGGTATCGCGACAGGGCCGTCGTTAGCAATGGTAGGCGAAGGAAGGGAGCCGGAAGCGATCCTCCCGCTTTCCCGTCTTGGCGGAATGATGGGCGCCGCCGGCCCCTCGATCTCTGTGAACTTCTCTCCTGTAATTCAGATTACAGGAGCCGGAGCGGTTAGAGAGGATGTTCAGGCCGGACTTAGAGCAGGCGTTGCGGACCTTAAGCGCGAACTCGAACGCTTAATCAATTCTGACCGCCGCTTGTCTTACGCCTAAGGAGAGGCTCTATGTATAAAACAATTCAGGGCGACACGTGGGATATTTTGGCCAAGAAACTGCTGGGGAGCGAAATGCACATGTCCGACTTGATTCGGGCAAATCCGGATTATCAGGAATATGTCATTTTCCCGGCAGGGATTGAGCTCAACATCCCTGAGGTCGAGCAGATAACGGCTCAGGAAGAGTCAATGCTTCCGCCATGGAAGAGGAAGGATCGAAATGTCGGGACCTAGACAAACGCGGCTTCGGCTGCTGTTTTCCAAAAACGAAACAGATGTGTCCGAAGACCTGTGCAAAGATCTTCTCTCATGGTCTTTTACCGATCATGAGAGCGGCCAGGCAGACGAAATCAGCCTGACCCTCAAAGATAATGAAGGAAAGTGGGCCGGCAGTTGGAGGCCCGATGGCGGCGAGAGTATAAAAATGTACTTGTCCGCCGGCACCACGGAAGAACCGGGGCCGGAGGCGTTCTTAGGGACATTCTTTGTTGATTATCAGAGAATCTCCGGAGCGCCTCGGGTTTACGAACTCCGAGCCGTGTCCATTCCGCTTAATAAGCCTGTCCGGAAAACTCAGAAAAACCGCGCTTGGGAGAACCATTCTCTTCAGGAAATCGCACAAGAAATCTGCAGGGATGCTGAATTAGAGCTTTTCTTTGATTCCGCCGAAAATCCTCAGTACCAGCGCATTGACCAGTCTCGTCAGAGCGATATGGCCTTCCTGCAGCACTTGTGTGAAGAAGCCGGACTCTCGATCAAAGTCACAGACAAAACCGTTGTGATTTTTGGTCAAGAACGCTACGAGAAAAAAGATCCTGTTTGCACGATGGAGATCGGTGTCAGCGATATCCTGAGTTACACATTCGAGGCTTCTCAAAGCGACACGTATAAAGCAGTAAAGGTCAAGTGGCGCAGCCCTTCAGCGAAGAAGAAGAATCAGGCGGCCGGCTACGACCTCAATCTGCAGAAAGTGAAGGCGGCCAAAGCGACCGAATACGACTTCAATCTGCAGAAAGTTGACAAAAACGGCAAAGGATCAAATCCGGCTGTTTTTGAGTACACCTACACGGATCCGGAGGCCGACGAAAACGGTCAAATCTTTGAGATGAAAAAACGCTGCGCTTCGCTAGAAGAGGCGAAACGGCTGGCTAAAGCCAAGCTCCGACAGCTCAACAACAGAAAAATTACCGGAGACATGACGGTTGTCGGAACCCCGTTCTTGTGCGCCGGGACCGTTATTAAAGTGGTCGGCGCCGGTGCTTTTAGCGGCAATTACATCATCGAAGAGGCAAACCACAGCGGCGGCAGTTCTGGATACACAACGAGCCTGTGTCTGAGGCGCGTCAACAAGGAGTATTAGGATGTTGTTTAAAGCAAACGAAGAAGACCGTGATGCAGTTTTGGCAATTCTCAAAATCGGTGAAGTGACGGATATCGACCCGGCAAAATGCAAGATCCGAGCCACGTTCGATGACGAAGACGGGAAAACAAGTTTTTGGCTTCCGGTTCTCCAGAGAAAGACGCTGCACGATAAAGACTTCTGGCTGCCGGATGTCGGCGAGGACGTTCTTTGTCTGTTCTTTAATGAAGCAGAAGAGGCCGGCTTTGCAGTGGGAAGTTTTTATGCCGGCGATGTGGATGTTCCCGGACAATCCATTGACATCCGGACAGTGAAATTCAAAGACGGATCCGAGTTCAGCTACAACCGAAACAGTCATGAATTGAAGGGCGTGGTTGGCAGCACAAACTTCACGTTGAATCGCCAAAACATTGCGATTTCGGCGCCGGAAACAATCTCCCAGAGCTCCAAAAAAGTTGAAGTCGAGGGATCTAATCAGGTCGCCATTAAGGGCGGGACTTCGGTTGACATCACGACGCCGACGCTCAATCTCAATATTGGCGCTACAACGATGACACTCAACGACTCAAGCGCAACGATTTCGAGCGAGAACGTCAATTTCACAGGGAACTTGAGTATTAATGGCAATTGTTCGGTTCAAGGAAATTTTTCGGTCACCGGGAATATTGATGCCGGAGGCACCGTCCACGGAACTAACATTTAAAGGAGGACGTTATGGCCTTCGGAGTGACCGGATTGCTAGGAACTCTCCCGTTTGTCTGTTCCTCAAATATCGTGAATACATTCAAAGATGTGAATAGAGAGCTGGCGACAAAATACGCCCGCCACGATGTGATCGGCAGGAAGCCGGTTCTTGAGTGGATCGGAGAAGAGCCTGACATGATCAGTTTCAAGATTCGTTTCGATAGTTCTCTGAACTCGCCTCCCGAGACGGGATTGTTTTTACTGAAACAAATGCTTGATTCTCACAAGCCCCAGAGGCTCCTTCTGGGGCCGCGCTACATGGGAAAGTTTGTCCTTGAATCGATCTCGGAGGAACGGCGCTTCCATACGGGCCTCGGCGCCTGCCAGATCGCCGAAGCTACGATTTCATTAACCGAATGCGGTGAAGAAAATGCAACACGTTCTTAATTTATCCCAGCCGATTTCATTTGCTCCCGGCACCGTGGCAGCGGAAGTTCTGCAGAACGTCCGGACGATTCTGGCAACTCGAAAGGGGACCGTCCCTCTGGATCGAGACTTCGGTCTTGAATGGGAGCATGTGGATAAGCCGATCCACATTGCCAAAGCACTTATCCAGGCTGAAATTATTGAGGCTGTTGAGCGATGGGAGCCCAGAGCCGTAATCGACAAAATCGAATTCGGAGAGAAGGCGGAGGACGCCATGGACGGCCTCTTGAATCCAATTATCACATTGAGTATCGGAGGCGGAAATGCCTGAGACTCTACCCAGATGGGGAATGCCGGATGTCAATTTCATTGAGACGGATCCGGAGAAAATCAAGTCAGACATCATCAATCGCTATGAGACCGCCGCCAGCCGAACGCTCAGTGCCGGTGATCCGGTCCGATTGTTTTTGCTGACGATTGCGTCGGAAATTATTCAGCTGCGGCAAGTTTTTAACCATGGAGCGCAGCAGAATTTGCTCACATACGCCCAGGGTCAGTATTTGGACGCCTTGGGTGTGTTTCTCGATACGGCCCGACAGCCCCCAGACAAAGCTGTCACGACAATTCAGTTCACACTCACACAAGTGCTTTCGAGCGCTTTTTTTATACCTGCAGGTTTTCAGGTGAGCGCCGGGAACGTCATATTTGAAACAACTGAACTGGTGACCATCGCTCCGGGAGATCTGCAGGGGACGGCGCAAGCAGAATGCACGCAGGCCGGAACCATCGGAAACGGCTATTTAGCCGGGCAAATTTCTACGATCGTGGCGCCTCTAGCATTTTTGGCCAGTGCCGTAAACACGACCGAATCAATAGGCGGTTCCGACATCGAGAGCGATGCAAGCTATGCCGAGCGCCTGCGCCTGAAACCGAATAGTTTTTCTGTGGCAGGTCCGGAGAAGGCCTACATTTTCCACGCGTTTTCAGTCTCTCCTTCCATTATTGACGTAGCGATTGATTCGCCGACTCCGGGCGTTGTGAACGTTTACACGCTTCTGACCGGAGGCGCGCTGCCCTCAGCGGCCTTTCTGCAGGAAGTTGAGGATTATCTGTCCGGAGAGGAGATAAGGCCGCTGACCGATGAAGTCCACGCAAAAGCTCCGACGGCTTCTTCGTACAGTGTCAACGTTGACTATTACGTTCTGCAGAGTGACGCAGTGCGGCTCTCTGCGATCCAGACGGCAGTGCAAGCTGCTGTAAATGATTACGTTGCGTGGCAGCAGGCCAAAATCGGCAGAGACATCAATCCGGATGAACTCATTAAACGAGTTCGGGATGCTGGCGCCGGCCGGATTCTTCATTCAACCCTAACGCCCGCCTTTAAGACCTTGACTAAATCTCAGGTGGCCCAATGCTCGTCCGTGACAGTGACATTTAAAGGGCTGGAGGATGGCTAAATGAAAACACTACAGGACATCACTTTAGGTGATCTGCTGCCCGACAGTATTTCATCGGATCAGCAGGTAAAAAAATCTGCAGAGGCAATCGACCCGGAACTGAAAACAGTTTCGGGTTTTTTGTTATTGGGCGCTGTGCTGGCCAATGTCGACAAGTTGACGAGCACGCAGCTGGACCATATTGCCTACTCGTTTGACCTCACAACTTGGCGTGATTATTGGCCCCTGAGCCAAAAACGGCAGGTGGCCAAAACGGTCGTGGCTCAAAAATGCCGTATGGGTACATTGTCCGCAGTTAAAAAAGTCCTTGAATCTCTCGGATCTGCCGTTTCCATTACCGAGTGGTGGCAGAAAACCCCGAAAGGAACGCCTCACACGTTTGAGGTAGTCGCCTCTATCGGAGACATATCCGGAGGGCTGAGTGCCAACGCTCAGGAAGACTTTTTCAGGCTGCTGGACGAAGCCAAACCCGTTCGAAGCCATTACACATTCACTGTCGTTCAGTCGCTGCTGGGAAATTTGCAAGTTTCCGGAACGATTCGGTCGGCTTCTTTTGCGCGTTGTTCTTCTGAAATAACGCCGCTCACAACTCAAATCAGCGTGACACCGCTCATGAGACCGGTTTCGTACGCACGCATCTAATCACCCACTGAAAATTTAGGAGTTTTGATATGCCTAACGTAGTCATTACGTCGGCAGGCCTCGCCGCGCTTGTTAATGCCGAAAACAACGGAACACTCCCCGTAAAAATTACCAAATTCGGCCTTGGAACCGGGAACTACACACCGTCAGCAGATCAAACCGCGCTCCAGAGCAAATTTAAAGAAATTACAGCACTGTCCGGCGGAGACGTGGGAGACAACACGATCCACGTCACGATGAGCGACACAAGTTCTGACGCTTATACAGTGAATGAGGTAGGCGTGTACCTGGAGGACGGGACACTGTTTGCCGTCAGCTCCCAGCCGACCGGTGCGATTTTGCAAAAAGCTGCTGGCTCTCAAGGGCTGCTCTCCGTTGACCTTGTTATTAGCGGCGGTACCTCTGGAATCACCGTAGACGGCGATACCAACTTCTTTAATCCTCCCGCCACAACACAGGTGGCAGGCGTTGTGAAATTGGCCAGTCTTGACGAAATCAAGACCGGCACAAACTCTTCAAAAGCAGTTACTCCAAGTGGTGTTTTCAATTTCGTGAAGACGTATGTCACGGAAGCAATCGATGCGCTTAAGACACTTCTTCGCAAGGAAATCGCTGCCGCAGCCCTGGCGGCTGTTCCGATCGGAGCATGCATTTTCTACCTGGGCACGGAAATTCCTGACGGTTTCCTACTGATGAACGGAGCCAGTGTCGCCAAGGCTGATTTTGATGACCTCTACGATGTTATTGGGGATAAATTCGGAAATGTTGATTCAGATCATTTCAATCTCCCCGACACACATCACAGATTTTTGGAGGGGACAACTAATATTGCGGAGGTGGGGAGCTACATCTCCGCGGGCTTACCGAATATTCTCGGAACCGTATCGGGAATTAAATTCAAAAATGCCGCTCCCTCTACAGGCTGTTTTAGCCAGGATGGGGAGGATTTTAATACAGGGATCAGCACTGACAATCCCAATCCGGCGCAATCGTACGCTTGGAGCAGGCCAGACTTTATAGCGAGCCGTTCTTCTCCGATTTATGGACTGAGTGAAACGGTTCAAACCGCTTCCATCCGCACCCTATGTTTAGTGAGAGCGTATCAGGCATAAGGATCGAACAGAGGCAGGTTGGTTTGTTCCGGACGCGCCATAAACGGCAGAGTTTCTAGAGGCATCAAACGTCCAAGCAAGCGATCCGCTTGTATTACTTTCGTACATTGCGCGGTCATATTTTCTAGGGCCTATTCTTGAAATAAACATTGCCCCAGTCAGATCATGGAAACCGTACTGAGATATGTCGAATTGATCGTCAAACCCTCGACCACTGCTCAAGATATTCGGTCAGAAACACGCGAGCCCCTCGGCTTACGCTCTGGGGCTCTTTACTTACGCGCCTAGCAGATCAGCAATAAAACCAATCCGACCAACAATTTAATGATGAGCCGAATCAAATGCCTTATACTAGCGACAGTTGAACATTTGGGCATGTTCCAACTACCTTTAAGCGCCTCCCGACCGTGAATCGGTGAGGCGTTTTACATGGTTTCTACTCCGATCAGAGAGATGACCAAGAACTCTCCAATTCCGCCCCCGACATGCCCTCCGGAGTTGGTTTTCGCATTCTAGCAAATCGAAATATCTGAAGATTCCCGAATATCTATGGAACCTTTCAGGTCGACAACATTGGTTCTCAAAGAATGTGTTTAACCAATATGTCAGGAGCGCTCTATAGTGGCGCCCCTTATCCCCGTTCTGTTTTTCCGCCGACAGAGACAAACGGAGAACAAGATTCTGTCGGGTTTCTTGACGCATCGAGAGTTTCGAGTTTGTACCAAAACTCAATAACAGAAATCCGTGTAAACGCTTTATTCGGCCTGAATCTCATTCGTGCCTTCTAACCGAATATTCTCGGTTACTCAAACATCGCAGGATACTTTGATCCGCAAACTACATCAGGTGGAGCTTTTAGCGCAAGTACCCGATGGACATACTCAATTACGAGAGAAGCAGGAAACTCCGGAGGAATCGTAAATATCGATGCATCCGGCTCCAATCCGCTTTATGGAGCTTCGAATACAGTCCAACCCAAAGGGATTTTTGTGCAGTGCCTTATTCGCTACACATAACGGATTAAAGCATATCCTCGAAGGGTCTTAGGCTGTACGGTATCAGAAGAACCAAATATCGTATTGACTTTTGAAGCGTTGAATTTGATGCCGTGGTTTCCTTGAATACCGGTAGTTAATGCTTGAATCGTATCGTTAGGGTTTGCTGTTGAAAATGTTCCCGTGGCAGTTTTGAAATCAAAGTAACCGTCAAAGTCACCCTGCATATTCGGGAATTCTCAGAAACCGCGATTTGCTAGAATGAAAAAACCAAACTCGGTAGAGCATGACGAGAATGGAATTGGGGAGTTGCTGGTTACCTCTCCGATCTGTGCAGAAACCAAGCAAAACGGCTCTCGGATTGCACTCCGGAGCCGCCTTAAAGGATGAGATCATGCTTAGGTTTAAATCTCATGCCTCTAGTATAGCAAAGCGTGGCAAACGATGGTTGCTTAAATTGGTCATCGCGTTGATTCTGCTGATAATATGCTAGGCACTTAGGTAAAGAGCCCCAAGGCGAAAGCTGCGGGGCTCAAGTGTTTCTAACCGAATAGCCGTGGCGGTTCGCCTTACGTTCACACGACAAACGTCACAGCCGGTAGGGGCGCTATCAGCTGGGATATTCAAAATGGCGACAATATTCTTCAGACTTACACGCAACCGAATCAAAAGGCTTGCGCGAATATCAGTTTGAACCTCCAAAACGGTAACGCTCTATTTGGAGCGTCTACGACAGTGCAACCGGCTGGGCTTTACAGTCTTTTTCTAATACGAGCGTATCAAGCATAAGAATCGAATTGAGGCGGGTTGGTTTGTACCGGACGCGCCATAAACGGCAGAGTTTCGCGATGCATCGAAAGTCCAAGCAAGCGATCCGCTTGTATTGCTTTCGTACATTGCGCGGTCATATTTTCTAGGGCCTGTTCTTGAAATAAACATTGCCCCAGTCAGATCATGGAAACCGTACTGAGAGATATCGAATTGATCGTCAAACCCCCGCCCACTGCTCAAGATATTCGGTTAAAAGCGGATCATCCAGTAGCCCATGAGAGCATCAGGCCGGACTGTATCCGAAGCGCCATAGATTGGATTTGACGCCTGAAGATCAAATCCAACCTGCGTATTTTGCCAATAGCGACTAGTAATTTGATCGGTAGTAACGTAATCTCCGTATCTGCTTAAAACCTTAAAAGGTAACTCAGGGTCTTTGTGGTTGTAAGAAATTACCGGTAGCGAACCGACCGGAATATTCGGAAAGACCGAATATCGACGGTCAATCGCATATCGCGGGATACTTTGCGCCTAATCTCAGTGCTGAAGGAGCTTTTGGCACCAGTACACGCTGGACTTCTAGCATTTCTTTAGGTAGTGGGAATAATGCAGCAGTCATAAATTTTGACGCTTCGTTATCGAATCCGATTTTTGGCGCTTCAGACACAGTACAAACATCCTCAATGCGTGGACTGTGTTTAATACGAGCGTATCAAAGCTAAAAACCGCAATGAATCAGGATGTACCGTTGAAGAATTACCATAAATCGAGCTTGATCGTGTTGCTGAAAAATTCGGCCTACTCCACGAATACATTTGATTTTGAGATGGATTCGAGTTGTTGATACCCTCGACAAACTGGATACCATCTCCTTCAAACGCGCCAGTGGATGGGTCAGCCTTCTGAAACTTAATGCCCGATACCGTACCTAGAATATTCGGTTAGAAAGCCTTAATCAGATTCAGACCAAACAAGGCATTAACTTTAATCTCGGTTAGATTGTCCTGATACAAGGAAGACGATCTCGAAGCGTCAATGCACGGATCACACGGAATATTGTTCGCAGTTTCCTGGGCCACTTGCATTCTCGTTTGCGTAGGAGCGTAGTAATACAATGCATCTAAACCGCCAGCTTGTTCGCCAAAAGACGGCAAAAACGATAAACGGCCTTTTATATTCGGAGACTATCCGAATATCTCCTTTCTCGCCGGTACTTTTCTGATGGGCTCTAAGGTTTGGGCCGAAGGGATAAGCATCAATTATCAGCAACAAATTAATTTCTCTAGCGGAGAGGTTTCTGGGAATTTTGTTGACTACAGATTGAATTCAACCGCTATCAATTCTGTGTACGGCGCTTCAGACACAAATCAGCCCGAAGCCGTGAGAGTTTTGTCTCTAGTTAAAGCGTATTAACCAGTAGCCTCTGATTGCTGCCGGCTGGTTTGTCGTCGACGCTCCATAAATCGGATTGGAGCCCGCAGCATTAAAGTTAACAATCCCCGACGCCGTCCCCGGTTCCCGCATAATTGTGAATGTCCACCGAGTGCTCGCGCTCAGGGCGCCACCAGCTGTGGTCAATGGATCGAAGTAGCCGGCAATGTTTGAGAAACCCGTAATATTCGGTCAAAACACCTAGGCCCCGCCAGCGAAAACTAACGGGGCCTTTTACTCAGGCGCTCTTACCGCGACCACATCAGCAGCACTAGCGCGATGATCACTTTAGGTAACCACCGCTTAAGTGCCTTTGATATAATCAGAGCAGAAGATGTTTTTAATCGCATGACAATCTTCCATTTGAGCGGCTCGGAATTGGTACTTCCGGGCCGTTTGCTTTGGTTTTTGCTTCAAAGATTGAGCGGGTGACCAGAGCGAAACCGTCCAATTCCGTCACGGCCATGCGAAAACCGATGAGGACGGAGGAATTCTAGCAAACCTGAGAAAGTTACTTTCCGAATATCTTAGGCTCATTAACAGGAATAGCAACGGGAGACACTCAAACAGGGGGAGGAGCTTTGGGGTGGTCTGCCGAAGGAGCCTCTCGAAAAAACGAACAAGGTACGCCAGCCAGATGTATGTATAAAAACATCTATTTTGAAGCACGCTGGCATAACGCGATTTATGGCGATACTGGCACGGTTCAAACTGCGTCATTACGAGCTTTCGCGCTGATTCGTTATGCGTAGCGGATAAGCATATATCCGCACAGTGCATTTACTCGTACCTCGGTAAGGTCGTTTTGATACAAGGACGATTCGCGAGATGCGTCTATGGTTACTCCGACAGGCGCACCCGGATCTGTCGAAACTGGAGCTGGAAGTTTCCACCTCGTGCCTCTCCAAAATTTCATTACTCCGCCTTCTATTGGGTCAGACGAACCGGGATAAAGACTTCCCTGAGAGCCTACGATATTCGGAACGTAATTTTTGTTGCTACAGGCTCCAAATTTTGGCGATTTGAAGCCTGGAATTATTCGGTGCTAGGCACAAGCGGCAGAGAATAAATTAGGTGGTTTCAGCCCTCGAGTTATCTGAATGTCCGTTCAAAACTTTGGCACATTGAGCACAGTGCTGAATATATTCATGCCATTTTGGCAATATTTTTTGTCGTGCGGCGAAATAGTCGCCGCGCTGGTAGGCCCGGACAACTTGCGATCCGACAACATGAGCGAGGCAGGCTTCCGCCACTTCAAACGGTATTTCATGGTCGGCAAACCAAGAACGCCCGATTGTGCGGAGGCCATGCGGGACGAGCCGTCCGGAAAACTCTTTTTGCTCATGCATCCACTTGGCCAAGGCCTGGCTGCTGATGGGTTTGTTTGCAGACGACGCAGGGAATAGGTAAGGGCTGCGCTTGTTTTTCCGAATATTTTTAGCCTCCTCAATCAGGGAGACAAGGTAGGGTGTCATCGGGACTCTATGAATTCTCTTCATTTTCATTTTTTCAGCTGGAATGGTGATTGCCTCCTCGGTGATCCATTCCGTCCGGATAGAGATGACCTCTTTAGGGCGAAGTAGGGTAGCCAGCGAAAAATAGAACAACACTCGATATTTTTGAGGAGCGAGCTTCTCCAGTTGCGAGAGGACGATGGGCAATTCCTTCCAGTCCACTGCCGGCATGTGGGTGACCGTCGGGACTGGAAACACTTTGGTTATTTTGGATAAAGGATTTGAGGAGAGGTACCCGGCGTTGACCGTCATGTCGAATATCTCTCTTGTTCTCATGAGGAGACGCTTGATGGTGGATGCCTTGCCTTCTTCTTCCAACGGCTCCATGAGCCGGATGATCATTGGCGGCGTAACGGAATCCAATTGCCGGGAGCCGATTTTTGAGATCACGTATTTCTCCAGCCGAAGACGTTCATCTCTGTAACTGAGAATCCTTCCTTTCTTCTTTGAACACCAGAATTTAAATGCGTCCCGAACTGTGAAAGAACCGGTCGGCTCGATCTCGAGTTCTCTCTGTTTCTTACGGACGATGGCCCGAGCTTGCAGTAATGATATTTCAGGCCAGTGACCAATTGTCTGATCTGTAACGCGGCCGTTTCTAGAAAACCTAAAAACCCACGATTTAACACCGGATACCTGGACCCTGAGCGCGAGTCCGGGAGAGTCTGTTATTTGATAGCGCTTGCTTTTGGGCGTTAATGCCCGGATTTCTTTGGGAGTCAGCATGTCTAAAAAAGTTGAAAAATTAGTTAAAACAGTGTTTGTCTATGATGAGGACGGATATTTCGAGGACACGCACATTGCGCAGGTCAATCCAAAGCGTCCCGGGTCGTACTTGATGCCGCCCCGCTGTACGCTGGTAAAGCCCGCCCTCAAGCCGAAATTTTTCTACAAAATTAAAACAGTGGGCGATGAAAACTCCGGGTGGGATGAAATCCCGTTCCCGCAGTCTGCAGCTGATTTTGTCGGTGTTGAAATTCCGCACAAGAGCCGGACATTGCATAACCACATGCTCCGTTCTCTACTGACTGAGTATGTAAAGGACGATCCAGAACGCTTCAGAGAAGTGGCAGTAAACGATAAAAACGGAGACAAAATCGCCACGACAGTCGAGGCGATTCCGGAACCCACTGAAGCAGAGAAGACAGCTCAAAAGGAAGCGGCGGCACGTTCTACGAGAGACTATTACCTGACGATGACCGATTATCTTGTTGTGAACGACTATCCCATCACATCCGAGGAACGCGATCAGGTTCTCGAGTATCGACAGGCGCTCCGAGATATTCCGCAGGCTCGAACTTTCCCGGAAAGCATTGTTTGGCCGGAGCCTCCTGCAGTCGCAAAAACGGCTCATAAATACTGGAAAGCCTCTCAGGTGTCTGACGAAATCAAAAAGAGAATCGAGGTAGTTAAGACCCGGACAGACTTAGATGAAGAACAAAAAGCAAAACTGACTGCAGCACTGCAGGCGATTTATCAACAGGATGGATATCCCTACGAGGTCGAATGGCCCGTTGAGGAAGAAGTTCTAGCAAACGAATAATTTCAAGGAGGCGGGAATGAAGGACCCGCAGAAATTTGACGAATTCATGACGGCATTGTCCCTGATTTCATTCGCACTCGGATTTGTCAGTTCGCTGGCCGGAGCGGCAATGCCGTACGTGAAGGGGGAAAGGAAATTTATGTTCTATCGATACATTGTTGAGGTTGCCACATCAGCCATTGCCGGCGTTGTAGTGTTTTTGCTTCTTAAAGTCACGGACATTCCTGAGGAATGGATTGCAGCACTTACCGGAATCGCCTCATTTTACGGAACGAGGCTGATGAACGTACTTTATGGATTGCTTGTCGGACGACTCAAGATCATTTTTTTGGACTCCTCAAAAGACGATGGGAGGAAAAAAGATGATGAACAAAAGTGAAATCACCGTGACGCCCAGAAGCGTCCTTAACGGAACTATTAAGCTGATTTTGATGTCAGCTTTTTATATTGCCGGAGCCTTGACAGAGAGCCAACTGGCTCTTTTCACAATCGACTCTCAAAAGGCGCGGATCAGCGAATTGGAAACCGAGACAGAGACGCAGCGCGTTGAAATCGACAATCTCACAAAGCGAGTCGCAGAGAACTCAAACAACCTGACGGCGATAGCTGAAATACGCCATGAACTGATAGCGATCAGGCTGGAGATGGCTACTCTGAAAGGATTACATAACAAATGACAGAGCAGAAACTACCGTTTTCGCAGTGGAATCCCATTATTGCTGAGAATTTTGTTAAGAAATGGGAAGGACTGAGTCTTAAGGCTTATAAGTGCACCGCCGGCACGTGGACAATCGGATATGGCCACACAAAAGGCGTCAAACCAGGGCAGGTTATTTCACTTCTGCAGGCTGAAAGATTTCTCAGGGACGATTTGGAAGATCACGCAGAGGACTTGGCGCCTTACGTAACCTGCAGATTGACACGAGGGCAATACATCGCACTGCTGGACTTAGCTTTTAATCTCGGAGTTCCCGCCGTGGCCAAATCCCACACACTGCAGTATTTGAATGCCGGAGATTTGGAGAAAGCCAAAAAAGGTTTTCTATCGTTTTCTAAACAGAAACAGTTCAATCCGGATGGATCGATCAAACGGAAACCAGACGGAACTCCGGACATGAAAACGGTTCCGGGTTTGTTGAATCGTAGGCAGGAGGAGGTGGAACTGATGTGAACCCGCTATCGTTTTTCAAAATCGGCGCCGGTGCGTTAATCGTGCTTGGCGCCTATTTTTTCGGCCTTAACCAAGGCCAGAACTCTGAGCAATTAAAAAATGCTCGATCTCAAATTTCCCAACTAACAGCAACGGTTCAGAATTATGAAACGCAATACAAAAATCAGGCGATTGCTCTTGCTGAGCTCCGTATCGCTGAATCTAGCGCTCGTAATGATGTTGAGCGGATGCGCAACCGAATCAACGTCATCGAAAATAGAGCTAAGACCACTGCAGCTCGAGACACAGTTCAATGCCTCCGATTGGAACAAGAGGCTAGAGGATTACTTCTTGAGGCAAGATCAGCTATTGAGTACTGTAGAAGGGCACTTAGCTCGAAATAACGGCGCCGGCCCTAAATAATAGGAGGAAATAATGGAGAACGAATTACAGAAATACGGTATCAAAAACAGTGACAGGACCAAATGCGAGGTTTGGACCCGGGTGATGGGATATCACCGCCCGGTCGACTCTTTCAACATCGGTAAGCAGGGCGAAGTCGCAGAGCGGAAATATTTTGACGAGAAGAAGTGTTGCTGTCGCAAATAAAAAGCAAAGAGGCGCTAACTGCGCCTCAACCCAACATTATTTAGGATTTTAAATCATCAAGTTCTTTTTCAACTCGTTCTCTGATCCACCTGGATCCTCCGTGTTCACGAATCCAGACAACGATGTGTTTGGGCAGGTAGAACGTCACGCGTTGGCCTCCTTCCGGAGTTTTTCGTGGCGCTCCAACAGTTTTCTTTTCTGTCATTCCTGGCGTTCCTTAGTTGCTTCGATCATTTTTGAGTAATCGACTTTAGAAAACTCGGCTCTAAAACCTTGTTCGTCCAAATCAAAAGAATCGATCACCTCTCCGTTCATATCGACAACATCGAAATCAGGAGTGAACCACCAAAGACCGTAAAGGCTGTCGTCTTTTTGAATCGTGAGCTCGTCTTTATCAACGTTGTATTTGAATCCTTCGTTATAGTGGATATCAAAAGGGACCATAGGATTGTGAGATGTCACTTCTGCGATTCCCTCTATAACATGACCGTTATCTTTATTGATCGTGATTTCGTGTGTATGTTCCCAGCCTCTCATCTCCATTCTCAGCTGCACTTCAGTGAGGGTCTTTCTTTGCTTCATTTTCAATCTCCTTATTGACTATGTTTGTATTCTATTCCATATTATGTATTGTGTCAATACATAATATGGAAATTTAAGGAACCTCTGCACAAAAGGTGGGTGATATGCTATAATTAGCACACTACCGAAAAGTGTGA